GCAGCAGGCTCCACGTAGTAGACCTTGTTGCCTGGCGCGGTGGCCATGGCGTAGTTCACGCTCACAGCCATGTCCTTGGTCTGGTCGTCCCAGCCCTCAAGGACCAGCATTGGCTGGGAGGCGATGTGGAGACTGTGGATTAGGTCGGCTTGGCGTTGGAAGTGCGCCAGGTTTAGGTAGGCAATGTCCAGCAGCGGGGGCTTGCTGACGAGCGTGTCGACCTTGTTGGAATACAATGTGACAAGTGGGATTTCGCCGAGGCTGTAGGCGCCAGACTCAACCAGTTCGTAGTCGGAGGCGCTGCCGGTAGTGTCGAAGGTGCTTGTGTAAGGGAAGCCGCCGGATTGGATTTTCTTGGTTTCGGTCTGGCGGTAAATCCGATAGCGACCTGGTTCGATCACGCGAACTTGGTCGTATACAGCCTCGCCAAACTCGCCGTCAGGTAAAACAGCTTTTTCTGCGATGCGTACTTGGATGAGGTTGCCGTAGTTGACCTCGCGGTCGAGGCGCCAGCCGTAGATGTTGGCGGGGTCGATTTCGATCCAGTAGGGGCGGCGACCTAGGGCGCGTTCTTCCGCAAGGCTGCGGGCGTCAGTCGGCGCCGGGAAATCGACCAGTGTGTGGCAGTGACCGTAAGTAAGCGCACAAATCAGGCTGCGGCGGGCGTATTCGTCGAGATCAGAGCCGCAACCATCAACGTTTTTGGCGAATACTTCACTCCAGTAGGGGTCGCCTTCGAGCGTGATGGGCTTGCGGAGGATCAGACCGGCTGCCGCTCGAATAAGACGTTGGGTGTAAGGGGAAAATACTGCGCGGTTTACGCGGGCTAGGTATGCGGTGTAATCCTCGCGGGGCTCCAGTGGGAGGAAGGCTTCGCTGTTCTCGCGGAGATACTCAGTGCCGAGTGTCACCGCTTTCATGATTTCCCAGCCCTTCATCTGGTCCATCACGGCGGCGGTGCGCGTGAAGGGATTGTCCGATCCACCCATGTAGGTGGAGCTGACGAGGTGGGTGCGGATGCGGCCGGGAACTGTGTAAGTCATTTAGTCACCATTTTTCGCGGTTTGCCCAGTAGGCGGCCGACATCTTTCCTTTTTTAATGTTAGCTGCGTGCCTAGCCTTAAACGCCTCGCGGCGTTTGCGGTCGGCTTCGCTTTCGCCGGCTTTCCTGGGTGATCCAGAGACGCCTTGTTGACCGAAGCGGATTAGTTTTACTTGATCGCCTTCTTTTGCGAGGACTACGTGTGATTTAGTGGGGTGTTTTGGGGTGCGTTTTGGTTTGTTGTAGCTGTCGAATTTTTCGCCGCGATACTCAATCATCGTCGTCCTCCTCGTCGTCGGGATCGGTGATTGGCACCAGCACTTCGATGCCTTGGGTCAACATAGTTACGAAACCGCCGATAATTTCGGGGTTTTGCGGGGTTTTGAATACAAATGTGGCGTGGGTGAGGCCGTCTTCAGCATCGATTTCGATGTGAACACAGCCTCCGTTTACTGTTTGGATTGCCATTAACCGTGATAAGCAACGGCGATATAAGGAGTTACATCTGGGATGCCCGAGCTGACTTCTGAAATGCGGAGACGCAATCTTGCGGCAGGTTTACCGTCGTAGAAATACACGTATGCCCCAGCGGAGTTGATTGTTTTAGCTGTTTCAATGGTGAACCAGCTGCCGTTAAAGCTGCACTCGATTGCAAGCTTGAAGTTGGCTGCGCCTGTAGCGGTGGCGGCCATGGTATAGCTGCCGCTGTGAGCAGGAACCTCCAACCAGTCATTTAGGGCTGTCAACTTAGCGCCCGTGTACTCCACAAGATTTGTGTAGGTGTCTTTAGCGGTGATGGCTACGGCGGCCATGGTTACCTCCTTGGTTTTTTGGCAGTCTTGGCTGCTTTCTTGAAGTCTGCCGCAGTTGGGGCTCCTTTGCTGCCCGGTTTGCGCATCTTTTCGCCCGAACCAGCCTCGATGCGCTTGCGTTTGGCGTTGATATTGGCGTACAAGCCCTTTTTCTTGGCGGCCATTACTTTTTGCCTCCTTTTTTGGCAGGTTTTTTACGTGCCATGCCCGCTTCTGACATAGCAATAGCGATTGCTTGCTTCCGGCTGGTTACTTTTTTGCCCGAGCTGGATTTAAGAGTGCCAGCAGAGTATTCGGACATGACCTTTTCTACCTTTTTCTGGGCCTTTGTTGGTTTTTTGGCCATGGTTTTGAGGCTTTGTACCAGTGTAAGGCGGGTTAGTAGAGGCGATAGCTGGTTTGGCCCAGGGTGCCGGCCTTGGCGAGGTTGAATTGTTGTAGGCATAAATACCCGAAGGCGTCGAAAGCGTGGTCCACGCCAAGGTTTTTGTTGGGGAGGCCGGTTCCGGGGGCGTAGGTAAGGGTGCGTAAGGACTTGATCAGTTCCTTGCAGCGGGGGTGGATGTAGGTGCGGCGCGTCCCAGTTGCGTCAAGGAGAGCGGTGTTGACCGAGGTGATCTTGTCGCGGATTTTCCAGGGGGCTTTCGGGCTGGAGACGTTGAAGCCGCTACGGCGGAGGATGTTGTGGTCGGTGAGGCCCACGCCGCTGGTTTTGCGGGCGCCACCAGTGGGGTCCGGGCAGGCAATAACGCGGCGATCCACGCCGAAACGGCGGGTTACTTCCTCGGCGAAATCCCAAGTGGTGGCTCCACCAGTGAGCATGATTTCGTCGAAGACGTAGAGAATGTCGTCCTTGCGGACGGCGCAGATTCCCGACATGGGGTCCACGTTGAAGTCCACCCCGAGGAGTAGTGGGAGGACAGAAATGTCGGCGGCTTCCGTGCTGATGTTTTCGTCGCCAAAGGAAACTGCAACGAGACCGCTGAGATTTTCGAAGCTCGCCTCGAATTCTTGGCGGAAGGTGCGGGCGTCGAGTTGGCCTCTCGCGGCTTCGATTTCTTCAGGCGGGACGTTATCGCCTTCAATCGTCGTGAATTGCCAGCGGCTCCAGTTCTCGTCACCGCTATCGGCGTATTGCCAGAGTTCGTAGAACCAGCTGGCGGTACCATCCGGGGTGGAGATGAAAAGTGCCCAGCCTTGTTTGTCAGCAAGGGCGGGGCGGATGACCTCGAACCAGACTTCGCTGGACATAAATGCGGCTTCGTCCAGCACCACGCCAGCCAAGCTGCGGCCGCGTAGGGCCATTGCGTTTTCTGTGCCCTTCAGCTCAATCGTGCTGCCGTTCACCAGCTCGATCTTCAAATCCGTCTCGTTTTTGCTCTTGATCCAGGCCTTCGGGACGAGCTTTTTCATCACCTTCCAGGCAATGTCTTTCGCCATCCGGTATGTAGGGGCGGCATAGAAAAAGGTTTCGCCCGGCCTTTCGATCGCCCCACGCAATAACTCGATACATGACAGGTAGCTCTTGCCGAATCGGCGGCCCGCTACCAATACTCTGAAGCGTTTTCGGCTGGAGAAAACTTCGCCTTGCGCATAGCGGAGGGTGAGTGCTCCAGCAGATTCGGGCATTTTTATTTGGGGGGTACCTTCTAGTGTATAGCAGGAATCGCAACCCCTCCCCCCGGTGTGTAACAGAGGAAGGAATTTGAGTTATATCAGTAGGTTCCTAGGGACTGACACCACGCCGCAGCGATCCGCAACCCTCCCCCTGGGAGGGGTAGTGCAGCTGTACTAGCCCGCTGGCGCTAGGCGGCGAGGAGGCGGCGAACGGTGGAGCGGCTGCAGCCGAGTCGGTCGGCTATCGCCTGTTGGGTCAGGCCGGCGCGGCGCCAGCGCCTAGCGCGCTGCTGGCGAGACTCGCTGGCCCAGAGCAGGACTAGCAGGGGGAGGAGGAGCAGCGCCAGCAGCAGGGCGGCGCAAGTGGTGAGCGTCATGACGTGGTGTGCCTTGAGTACAGTCGTACTGTAGCACAGCAGAGCACCGGATCAGTGATACTGTAATATACTGTAATACAGTACGCGTGTACTAGGCCTCAGCGACCGAGCACAACCAGCCGGCACTCGGCAGCGGAGCGGCCGGCAGACTCGCAGCGTGCCAGCTGGTTCTGATTGTCGGCGCCCATAGCGAGCACACCGCAGGCGGTGAGCAGTGCGGCCAGGGTAAGGAGGCGGTTCATGGTGGGAAGCGTGGTGGGCTTACATCCCATTGTTGCACACTATCGGCCGAGGGTCAAGGCTGCCGGCGATCCTCCACCGTGATCTCCAGGCGAGGGGCTGCAGCCGCTGCGGCTTCCGGTGCGACCTCACCCACCACTGCGCCAAGGTCTCTCATCAGCAGCTGAGCGCTGCCGATCTGGCCTTTCCGGATCGCAGCATCAATTGCCCGGAGTCGCATTCCTTGGAGACGTGAGACTATCGCCTCTCTGTCTTTCTTCCAGTCCTGTTCGTTCCAAGCTGAGACGGCTTCCCAGTCACGCCAGGCCGTAGCTTCAGCTATAGACTCACGATCCGCGTGATCTAGCACCAGCTGGCGGACAGGCAATCCGGTAAGTTGGCGCTTGTACAAACGCTTCCGTCTCTCCTCAATAACAGCATCCGGGTTGCGCTTACCGAACGGCCGAGAGTATTTCTTTTCACCTTCCGCCGCAACTTCCGGCGCTTCGTTGTTAGCTTCCGGATTGTCCGACATTGTTAGAATCCTTGACCGTTTGGTTCAATACTAGCGCCACCACTACGGCACAATAAAAAGCCCGGCATGAATGGCCGGGCCGTTGATCGGTAGGGGTTCCAGCTATGGAGCTTCGGTCACAGTTGAGATGCTCCAATCAATCAGCACGCCCTCAGCCTGCAGACTGGCCAAGATCTCTGCAGCTTTGCGCTGAGCGTGCACGATTCCGGAAGCGGTGACATAGGACGGACCCGCAGGGGATGGGGTCCCATCAGGCCGGGTGAGCCAAGCAGCGTACCGCATCGCTCAGCCCTCCAGATCGTTTGTCTTGCTGAAATAATCCGCCACGGCAAGCCAGACCTCTAAGCCCGGATACTGGCAAGCGGTAAAGTCGATCTCACCGCTAGCAGTAACCTCTAGCCGGGTTCCCCAGTACGTGCCAGGCACAAGCGGCTCGGCACTGCGGCAGCGTCCGGGCCAGCTGCGCAGAACTGCCAGCCGTTGTCGGTTCCGCTTGCTTTTGTCGTTGCGCCAGGCTCGCACTTCGTCGGCGCGAGCGTAGCGAGGGTCGAAATAGTCTTGCTGCTTGATTGTGGCGTGGCGGCTGGCATACGCCAACAGGTCTTGAACGGTTGTCATGGTGTGAGCCTATGGGTTGGGTCTCGTGTGTGAGTGTAGAACCGGATCCGGCCCGGCGTCAAGCCAAGGCCGGCACCGGATTAAGCTGCGAGTCCACATCGTCGCGCCAGCGCAGCCCGGCAGAACCGCCAGTCCCGGTGGCACGCCATCGGCTCCAGCAGAACTGAGCGTAAACTTCGGCGTCAGTGAATCGCCCGAACGTTTCGTGGCTCTCCCATAGCCGGACGCTGCAGCCATCGAAGCGTTCGAAGCAAGACGGCGAGGCGCCATCAGGCCAAACGCTCCAGCTGTAGGCGATCAGCCGGACGCGATAGCCGTCGTCTAGCTCACGCACAATCTCCATTTCGGCAGCCAAGCCGATGTAGTCGTGCTGGCTCCAGGGGTGTTGATAGATAGAGGTACTGGCACCTTCGGGATAGCCGTACTGGTTCTCGTATTGCAGCAGCAGGAAATCGTCCGGCTGCGCAGGAGTGGGGTGAATCCAGAGATCGCGTGCCATGGGTGGGCGTATCGGTGATCAGCCCCAAGCATGGCACACGCGCCAGCCGTCACCCTCTCTTACTGTTGCACATCTTAATGTGGCTGGCCGGGGTGACGGGTGGTGTTAATGTCGCAGGGTAACCCTCACCCATAGGGAGATGTTCACCAGTCAGAAGGAGCGCCAGCAGCTTGCCCGTGATCAGCGAGAGGCTGAGCGGGAGATGACGCGCCAGGAGAAGCGGGCGCTGCGGGATCTGCGCTACTGCGCCGAACGTTCCACCCTGTCAGAGATCGAGTGGCGGGATCTGCTGCGGCTGCATCAGCTCCACGGCAAGGAAGGGATCCGGGAGCTTTGGGAGTCCGTCATCCCATACTGGAATCAGTGCCAGGCTCGCAACGGCGGCGAACCCTGCCCGCATGATCTCGTGCCAGCTGGTTTGAAATTAAGTGCAGAAAAACCGCGCACACGGCCGACTACACGCAAGCCGCCAGGCTCCCCACGCAAACCCCGCGCTGATGCCGGCAAACCCCGCGCCAGTTACAAGCAACGCACCAAGCCTGCAGGCTGAGCTTCAGGCTCCCACCATGGGAGCCCTTCCTTTTGCCTTGGCTTGGGAATGATTCCCATTCCCCTTCTCAGTGAGACTCATGAGACGCAGTGTGCGAATCCCGGAGGCTGAGCACCAGCAGACCTCCCACTATGGGAGGATGTATTAGCAGGATCGCCAATAAATACCAAGTATTGGCGTTATGAATGGCCGAAACAATACATGAATGGCCTTGAATGGCGTTCCAGTGAATGAAGTTTTAGGCAGTATGAATGGCCGTTTGTAAGTTCTCGAAATATCTGTGGCAGCGTTCCAGGAATGACTGCTCCGCCTCCTCCAGCTCACTAAGTGACATGTAATGCACGTTAGGTTTGCCACAACGGCGGGCCAAGACTACAGCCGCCCCAGTGGGTTTCAAACCGGTTAGATGTTTTAATCCCAGTGAATACGCTCCACACTGGTCTATGTAGCTATGCCCTGGAGGTAAACGTTCGGCGTCGTTTTCGTCGGTTTTTGTTTTGCGTCCCACGCTCGTTTTCCAATCTGCCAGAACTAATTCGTTGTTTTTGAGGCCAATTAGTGCATCGCAAGTTCCAGCAAAACCTGCTGGGTGGTGAATGCTAAATTCACTTGCAAAAATTTCGGTTACGTTATCGGCGATCCAGTCAGATAGTGATCGAGCGTAACCTTTTGCGCTAAATCCTACTGGGGGAACATTGGGGCGTACCCTTTTGAGTGCCCACTGCGTTATGGGGGTGGGAATACGCGCCAGTCCTTGTTCGTCCCAGCGGATAGAGTTGCGTTTGTTCGCTGTTGAACGGGCTAATTGCATTGAAGTTTTTAATAAATATTCTGCTTGATTGTGTGTCATGTTGCCTCTGTTTGCTGCAACATTGCGCTGGCAGGTGGCTTCAACCTCTCCGAGGCGTGCGGCCCAGCGTTCCAGTCCGGTGGTGTCGCTTGTCTCTTTTAGTATTCTAGTTACACTGTGGTACACGTTACCGTTAATGTCCCGATAAATCCTTCCGCCGGGGTCACTTTCGTCGTCACGTTCCAGCTTCCAACGCCTTAATCCAGCAAGTGTGTCTTGTGTATTAGGCATTGAAGGTACTATTTCCCTTCTGGATTCTAATACAGGTGTCAAGCTGCAAAATCGCCGTGCAGGCGCCTTCTAGCTTTTAGGTATGCAGCATGAGCCTCTTCAGGCGTGTCATACGTACCAAGGTAAACAGCCTTCCCTTGGGTTATAAGGCGAGCCTTGAAACGCCCATTTGCCTTGCACCAACCTTTCATCCCAAGAATGTTGGCGCGGTTTTGTACATCACTACATAGCCGTAGGTTCCAGATGCGGTTGTTTGCCTTGTTTTGGTCTTTGTGGTCAATCTGCACAGCACCGGGATCGGCGCCTGTGACCCATGCCCACACAAGGCGATGGGCTCTCAACTGAAAATTACCGAGCTTGATAGACCTGTAGCCGTAAGCGTCTACAAAACCAGCAGGTATATCCAAGCGTGTTTGAGAGCTACGGCGAACACGCCAGAAAAGCTCTCCGGTGAGAGGGTTAAAGGAAAACAGCTCCCATAACTCCGCCGTGGAGGGAAGGGGCCTGTATGCTCGTGCCATCGCCTATTGCAGGTAGGTGGTCGGGGGCAGGGTGTTAGCGCACCGCTGCCCCACCATTTTACCTATCAGGCAGGCTTGAACGGGTTCGCACCTGTGAGCAAGCGCGAGATGTCGAAGCCTTCAGCTTTGGCTTCGATCCAGGCGGAATCAATATGCTCTTGGCTGCCCTTTTTGCGGGGGACTGGGCGGACGGTGTACTCGGTCAAAAGACCGGAGCCTTTCTTGCTCACCGTGAAGTCCCACTCCAGCAATTCGGAGTAATCCTCCATCTGACTGATCTGATCCAGCTCTTTGATGATCGACTTTTGAGTGATCTGCAGGACCTGGACTTTGCCGGACTCGTAATTGAATACGGGAAGTGCGATGAAAAATTTGACGTCAACCGTGCCAGGGCCACCGCGACCTTCACGCGGTTCGAAGTCGCCCATCTCCACGATCACATCCTCGTAGGTGGGTTCCTCAAGGAAGCGGAAAGGCTTGTTAGTGCCGTTGTTCGATCCCCAGCACTCGTACCCTTCAAGGGGTTCGTCGCTGAGCAGTGCGAAACGGACAGAACCGCCGTCAGGCAGCTTCGACAGCGACAGGTATCCGCCACCCGTTCCAGAGCCGGAAACGGCGGCAGAGGCGTTTTTAGAAAGGAGTCCCATGGAAATTTTTGGTGCTTTGGATGGTCGCCCTTGGGCAACGTGTAGCACAATAGCATGGGCTTGACGGAGTGTCTACCATTGGAAAACGCCCCAGCCGCGTAGGGCAGCCGGGGCGGATAGCAAACATTCCTGTAGGAGTCTAACAACGTGTCTAGTGAGACGCAAGAGCTGCTGACGTTTGTGCGCCGGTTGCCCGTAGGACCGGCTTACGCGCCCATCTATGCCAAAGGGCAGGTCTTCGGAAAGCACCAAGACGTATCGAAAGGTAAGGCGCCCCACGAGAACTCCCACCACACGGTGATGAGTCCGGCGGACGTGGCGTTGCTGATTGAGCGCCAGCCGGAAGTCTTCAAGGCAGTCGGTCTGTTTACCGGGATTCGCAGCGGCGGTCTCGTGATTCTCGATGTAGACGCAAACCTCGCCAACCTGCGAAAGAAGTGGGGCGACACGCTGGACGGCGCTCCAGTAGTGACTTCCACCAAGAAAAACGCCGCCAAATTCATCTTCCGCGTGCCGGAAGCGCAGCGTTCCAAGGTCAAGGGGATTAGCGGGCGCGTCACAGGGCAGGGCTACGAGGTCCTGTGGGGGATGCAGGGCGTCATTGCGGGCGAATACCCCGGCAGCAGCGATGGGAAGGCTCCAGAGGGCTTCTATGCGCTCCAGGGTGATCTTTCACGAGTGCCTGAGGCGCCGGAGTGGCTTCTGGCTGAGATGCGGGCCGCTAAGGAGGCAGACGCTCCAGCGCAAGGCTTAATCAAGAACCGCAAAGGGCTTGATTTTTCTGGTCGCACAGAAGACGAGCTGTTTGATCTTGTGCAGGACTGTCTCTCAGTTTTGCCGCACCTTGGACGCGGCACCGAGGACTACTGGTGGTCTGTAGGCGCAATGATTGCCGAGGCACTTCCCAATGAGAAGGGCCTCATGTTGTGGTCCTCGTGGAGTGCTGAAGATCCAGCGTTTGAGGACGACTGGAAAAATGGCAATCCTTGTGAGGCGAAGTGGCCGCACATCCTTAAGCGGGCTGGACGGGCTGAAAACAAGGGACTCGGCTCTCTGATTTTTCTGGCTGATCAGTACGACGCTGAGCGCCAGCGGTTCCGTGAATCAAGCCGCACCACGCTTGGTGAGGTCGAAAAGGATCGTGTTCAGCGGTTCCAGGCGGTTGGTCTTTCGCACGACGAAATCATCCGGCGGGCTACTGCCGCGATGAAGCTCGAAAATCCGTCCGAGGTCCAGCACACAATTTTTGAGATCGCCCAAGCGGCTGGCTACCGCGATCCTGCGGCGATTGTGCGCCTGCTGATTGCGGACCAGGAATATCGCCGTGGTTCGCAGGGCGGCAGCCTCAAGGAGATTTTCAGCGTGGAGGAGCAGCCGATTGAGTACCTGATTCCTGATCTGCTGCCCAAGCCGGGCACCCTGCTGATGCACGGGCGTGGTGGCTGCGGCAAGACCATGGCAGTGATGACCCTTGCGAAGCACATCGCACGCGGAATCCCGTTCTCCGTGCGTGGGGCTGAAGTGCCAGTCGAACAGGGCAAGGTCCTGTGGCTTAACGGCGACCAGAACAGCCGCAGGATCCGCAAGCAGTTTGCTGACCTTGATTTCACCGCTGACGACCCTGTGGTGGTGCAGAACAAGGTCTCGATGCTCTGGTACCCCTGGTTTATCCAGCAGATAGAGGAGCACCGTCCCAAGCTCGTGGTGTGGGATTCCGTGACCGCTTGTATGCGTGGATCGGCTTACGACCAGAACAAGGCTGAGTACGCCGAGCCCATCTACTGGTACAGCGCCGAAAACGGCGAGAGCTTCCCGGCAACCACCATCGTCTTTATCCACCACGCTGCCAAGAGCGGCGACTTCAGGGGCACATCAGCGCTCCAGGACGCCGTAGACGAGTCCTGGGGCATCCGACGCCCGGAGAAGTCCGAACTGGAGCGTGTAGGGGCGTCTGCGCGGCTTATCACCATCGGTAAGAGCCGCGAGGGCAACGAAGGCAAGCAGCTGATCCTGCGACAGAAGGAAGACCTCACCTTCTCGCTCCAGGACCTGCCTCCGGTGGATGGTGTCGATTCCGCGAGCCCCGCCTCGATCATCGACCGGGTGCTGCAGCGGCTTCGTACCAAGGGCGTGCCCATGACTAAGGCGGAGCTGAACGCTGATCCGCTTCTTGGCGGCAGTGTCAGCGCAATCTCCAAGTCGCTCCAGCGCTTGGTGGACCGGGGGTTGGTTGTTGTTGAGGGGGATCGTTCCAGCAAGCGCTACTTAGCTGTTCTCGCGCGCAGGGGGGGAGGAGGTATTACCTGTCCCAAAGAAGAAGAAGTCAGTGCTGGAGCGACTTCTCAGGAAATCAGCTGTCCCGATTTGTCCCAAGTTGTCCCAAGTTGTCCCAAACCGGCCCCTGGAGCGGCAAAAGGACAAGTTGGGACAAATCGGGACAAACTGGGACAGCTGAAATCGTCAGAACTGTTGCAGCGCAGTGGTTCTGACAGTTTGGGACAGCAGGACACCTCTATCTTCACGCGCGAGGAGTCTGAGGCGGATCGGACCAGGCAGGAGCTGAACCAGATGCTTGAGAACGCCGACATCTGGGGCTAAAAGCTGTAGAGTTATGCGGCCTGCATAACTCTTATGTCTAGAACCACGGTTTCTCTGGACTCCAAGACAGGGGCGTGCCTTCGTTATTTGGCTAACCAGGAGCGACGGTCCGCCTCGAACCTTGTCAACCTTCTTATTTGGGACAAGCTTCGGGACTGGACAAACCATTGGAAGCCTGAAGAAATCGAACAGCTGCTCGACTCTTTCGAGGTAGCCGACCTAAAAAACTCAGATGGGCCAGTTCACCCCGCCTAACTTTTTCGTAGGGCTCATGCGGGTTGCCGCGTGGGTGTTTTGGAGAGATCCCGTGAAGTCGGAACCGCCCCAGCCGAAACGCCCCAGGAAGCCCACCCTGGGGTACACCGTCGGCGACATTCCCTACGAGCTGCTCGCCGTGGTGCGGGTCTCATGGTTCCGCAAGGGCATGGCCTACGAGGTCGAGGAGTACCAGATCGAGGAGTCGGACGACGCCACGAAGCAGTTCGCCTACATCGTTGGCACGGCTCTCCGCCAAGGCGCTGACGTCTGCGTCCTCACGCAGTACGAGCCAGAAGCCCTTGGTGTGCAAGAGTAGAAACCGATGCTCCGCGACGTACTCGTCTTAGTGCTGGAGTATTGGGCGACCTGTTTGGTCGCCTTGTGGGTCTGCAGCAGGATCCTGCCGTAGCCTCAGCCTGTTCCCGCTCTGCTTCGGCATCGGGCCAAGAGCCCAAGCCTCTGTGCGTCCTTGAGGCGTCTCACGCTTGGGCCATCAAATTCGAGGGGTGCAGCTCGGTCGGGGCTGCATTAAACGCGACTCGCCCATAAACCTTTGTACGCCCCTCACCCCCAAATCCACCTTCGTTACTAGGGGTAGCCGGTGGTGGGTCCTCACGCGGTGTCCACCTTGTTTCCCGCAGCCGGCTGCTACTGGACCGCCTAGATCCCTCAAAAAAGGTCTAGGGCCAAAAGCGTAGCCAGCACCAGCCCGCCTTCGCGATTGTGAAGAGATACGACAGCCCGGCCTTGCGGGTGGGCTGTTTGTGTGCAACACTAAGAGCAAGCCCGCCAAGGCGAGCCCTCTATTACTGATTAACAATGTACGAACCATTTACAGCCAAAGTCGACAACCTCAGCCTCAGCCCTTGGTACTACGCCGTTAGCTGGGCCAGGCACTCGCTCCAAGCTCAGGTCAACCGCTACAGCGAGCTGGGCCTCAACACCGCCTACGACGAGAAGCAGGTGGCCCAGCTGCTGGAGCTGGAGCAATTCTTGAAAATGTCGTGGGATCAGTGGATGGAGTCCATGCTCCCCAGCGAAACTGCACAGGAGGTCAAGTGAGTCAGGTACAAAGCATTGAGGAGCTGCGCTTTGAAGGCGACCATCTTGTGGTCGATGCCGTTGTTGACGACATGGTGGTGCGTTATGCGCAGACCGCCTTTGAGCCAGCGGAGTGGGGGCCTGCCCTGTGCCGAGGCACCCTCTACTTTTCAGATGAAGATTTGATTCCAGCGACAGATGCCGAACTCCGGGCCATGCTCACAGATCGGGTCGACGACTGGACTCCACTCGACACGTCTGATTGGGACGTCTGAAGCCCGCGAGCTTCGCAACTCTGCCGATTACGACGACTGGGATTACGGCACTGAGCCAATCCCTGGCGATACACACTGGGTCCGGGCTCGCACCTTGACCCAGCTTTACCGCCACCTCATCTACGTGTTCGCCACCAGCGACACCATCAGCTCCACTCGACTTGCACAGCTGGCGATCCATGAGATTCTCAAGTTGAGACTCACGGATCTCACCCGGATACGCCAGCAAGATCCCAACTACTTCGCATGACTGACTGGTACGCCGACTACTACCGCCAATCGCGGGGCTACAACGACAACGACATGCGCGAGCTGCGCAGCGTCCCACGCAAGCCCTCGGCTGAGGTGCCGGACGTGTTCAAGCATCGGTTTTCTGATCCTGCTGAGTACGATGCCTGGGTCGAAGAGCGCCGTCGCCTCTACTTCGACTGAACTTGATCCAACACGAATGACTGAAACTTCAATGGTGCCCTTCTACCGCTCCTATCTGCTGGGCGGGAAGCTGGTGTACCTCGATAAGTTGTCCGAGCTGTCCGATAGCGAGCTGAACATGCTCAACATCGAGACCATGGCTTCCCTGGAGGAAGCCCGCCGCGACTATGACGCCATCGAAAATAAGCAGACCGAGGAGGGCGGTTCTGTGTACCGCCGCCTCAAGGTGGCGGGTTATTTCCAGGCTGCCATCAAACTGGAGCTTCAAAACTGAGCTTCCCCTACTACACTGCACCCGTTCTTACTCATGAGCATGTACGTCCTCTCTGAATCCCAGTTTGACCAGATCTCAAAAGCACTTGAAGCAGCACGCTTTGCACTGGAGACGTCCCAGCACGTTCAGCTGGATCTGACTAAGCCCAAGCAGACCATCCCCCTGCCCGTTGGCGAAAAGCTTGTACGCCCATCAGACGTACAAAAGGTCAAGTCTCAAAGTAAGACTCGTAAGTCCAGCCGCAAGGGCAAGCGTGGGGTGGCGGTGTTGACGGAGGCCAAGGTGCTGGAGATCAAGCGCCAGCTGGCTGATGGTGGTAAGACCGTGGCGGCTATTGCCCGTGAGTTTGGCGTTCACATGACCACCATCAACTGCATCAAGTGGGGCAAGACGTGGAAGAACGTGCAGCTCCAGCAGCCCACTCCGGTTGTGGTGGCTGACTGATGGGCGGTGTGCTCGCTGATCACGAGATTCACAACCTGGCGCGGCGGGGCATGGTCTCGCCGTTTCTGCCGGAGCTGGTGAATCCAGCGAGTCTCGATGTGAGACTCGGCGAGAATCTGCTGGTGGAGTTACCGACCACCACCAGCTTGGTGCCTTACTCCATTGCTGGGCACACGAAGGAAAAGCCGTTCATGCTCCAGCCGCATGAATTCATACTTTCGGAAACTGCGGAGGAGTTTGATCTCCCGGATTGTGTCGCTGGGCAGCTGGCGCTTAAGTCGAGTCGTGCCAGGGAAGGGATTGAGCATCTTCTTGCCGGGTACATCGACCCCGGTTACAAAGGGCGGCTAACGCTGGAACTACAAAACGCTAGATCCATGCACGCTGTTCCGTTGTGGCCGGGTATGCGGATCGCGCAGATTGTGTTCCACAAAATGTCGATGTTGCCCGGTAAGAGTTACTCCGTGACTGGTCGCTACCAAGGCGATACTGCTGTTCAGGCTTCCAAAGGATGAGCGATTCAGTCAACAGTCCCAGTCATTACACGGCTGGAAGCGTCGAAGTCATCGACGTGATTGAGGATTGGGTCAAGGCTGCTCCAGATGCTGTCGTTGGTGGTTTGCATTGGCAGGTCATCAAATACGTCAGTCGAGCGTGGCTTAAGAAGAATCCTTACGAGGATTTCTGCAAAGCCCGTTGGTACTTGAACCGCTTGATTAACACCTTGGCGACGGAGCCTTACCGAGACCGATGAGGTACTGGTGGCGGATTGTCGCCAAGGCGTTGGGTGAGAAGGCGCACCAGCACAATCGGATTGCTGATCAGGTTGCACTGGTGCGTTTTTGCATCTTGCTGGCCTACATGACTACAAACATTTTCATTTGCGCAGGAGTTATTCGGCACTGGAATGGCTAACTATTGCACTCACAGTTTCAGAAGAATCATCAACACGTACAACTGGAGAAATGGGTCGACGATTCGCTCGTACCGCTTTCGCTGCAAGTGTTGTGGGTACAGGTGGAATGTCTACTACGACAAGAAACTCAAGCGGGAAGTTGTTCCAACGCAGAAATCGGATAACAAGCCGCTGGAGACGAGGAAGCTGACGCCCGAGGAGGTCAAGTTGATCCTTACGGACAAGCGTGACAATGTTGCACTGGCGCGGCTATTAGGTGTTGTGCCCCAGTCCGTTAGTCAGATTCGGACAGGACGGGCGTACAAAGATTTGTGGCCTGAACTTCCACGGCGAGCGGCGCAAATTAAAGCTTCTGGTGCTGTGCCAACCATTCGCAGCACGAAAATTACTTGCCAAGATTGTGCGCACTGGTGGCAAAAGCGGTGCGGTCTGGATATTCCAGAGGCAGGTGGGACTTTTGCAATCCAGTGTTCCTTCTATCAAGTTGATGAGTAATGGCCATCACGATCAACAGCAGGGCGTGCCAGGGCTGTGGTACGCAGACGACAAACCCGGTGCTGTGCATGAAGTGTTACCGCACCAGTCCCGCAGGGCGGGAAGAGGAGCGGATGGAACGGCTGCGGCGGGGGTACAAACCCCAGCCGGATGGCGGCCCATGCAAGAACTGCATCCACTGGAAGGCGCGATGCTTGCTTGGGTTTCCTGAGGGTGGGACACTCGCGGCGGCGGTGCTTTGCTCCGCCAGGGAGGTTGACAGCCTGCTAGAGTAGTAGGGTACAAGCTGCCCTACCAGGCATGACAATCCTCCAAGGCATCGAGCATCTGCCCACGCTCGATGACGCAAGTTTCGTTGCGTTTGACGTTGAGACCACCGGGCTCCAGCCGAAGTTCGGTGGTCTGCGGCTTTTGCAGTTGGCGACCTTCGGTAAGCCTCCAGTAGTGCTGGATTGCTGGAACTTTAGTGATGAGGACTGGATCACGCTCGAAGAGTTCTGCAGCGTTTCAAGGCAATGGCTAGCGCACAACGCTGTGTTTGATCTCGGGTGGTTGCAGGAGCATGAGATCTATCCCGAGGGCAAGGTTTACTGTTCAATGCTGGCCAGTCGGATCTTGACGAACGGGCTGCCGAATCTGAAGCATGGGCTCCAGCACGTTGTGCACCGCTACCTTGGCCAAGACATTTCTAAGGAAGAGCAGAAGAGCGATTGGTCGGGTGATTTGCGCGTGGAGCAGATTGAATATGCGGCTAAGGATGTGGTGGTGTTGACCCAGCTGTGGGAGCCGATCACCAAGCGGATGGCGACTGGTGCGTTGATGCCAGCGTGGGAGCTTGAGTGCAAGGCGCTTCCGGCAATGGCGCAGCTTTGGCGTACTGGGTTGCCGTTCAATAAGAAGATGCTGGAGCAGCTAATCGAAGACCTTGATATTGAAAATGTGGAGGTTGGTGAGAAGTTTATTGAGGACTTCGATGCCGCACTTCCGCCAGAACACAAGCTACGCCGTGGTCTTGATGGGAAGTTGTTGTACCAGACGAAGCCGGGGCCGAAAGGTAAGAAGGTCGATCCAAATGTTTTCAATCTCAATAGTCCTGCGCAGCTGCTCAAAAAGTTCACCGCTTTGTTGGGTGAGCCGCCGATGGACATGAAGAACGGGAAGCCTAGTGCTAGTCGTTCGGCGCTCCAAGAGTATGTGGGTGATCACAAGGTTGTAGCGGATTATTTGCGATGGAAAAAAGTAGAGAAGCGCCGGCAAATGGCAGAAACTTTATTGAAGAATTACTCGCCTGACGGGTTTATTCGTGCCAGTTATTTGCAGCTTGGAGCTGATACCGGGCGTATGTCATGTATTTCGCCAAATCTTCAGCAGATTCCGCGTGATCCACGGTTTCGCTTGGCGGTTCAAGCTCCAGCTGGTTGGAAACTGGTTGCAGCGGATTACGGACAGATGGAGCTGCGGCTTGCGGCGGCAGAAGCACAGGATGACTTAATGACTCAGGTGTTCCAGCAGGGGGAAGACCTGCATACGATGACGGCTGTGCAGATTTATGGGGTGGAGCCGGATGAAGTTACAAAGGATCAGCGACAAATCGCAAAATCGGCAAATTTCGGATTGTTATACGGAAGCGGGGCAAAAGGGCTCAGAAATTATGCAGCAGCAACAGGAATCCAGATGGATCTTGATGAGGCGGCGGAGGTGCGGCAAAAGTTCCACGGTGCATATAAAGGCATCTCCAAATGGCAGCAGCAAAATGCTCGCGCTGCTGATGCGGCTAAGGACAATCCATCTATCCGCATACGCCTCTCGGGCTTGCGGCGGTTTTTACCGGGTGAGCACAACAAACTCACCACGCGCTGTAACACTCCAATCCAAGGGGCAGGTGCTGCAGTCCTCAAACTTACTCTCGGCA